CATTGTACTCTGCCTTTAATTCCTATTAGGTCTCCTTTTTTACAATATTCAGATGTACTTTTTGCTACCCCATCCCATAATATGCAAGGTACAAAATCAGTATCATAAGTTCCTTCTGAATTTTTAAAGCTTCTTGGTATTGCTAACTTAATACAAGTTACCTTTCTATCATTTTCATTTTCTTCTACAATTGGATCTTCTACCAATCTTCCTACTAAAACTGTTTGATTTAACATTTCTTTTTTCCTCCTTTTCTTGACATATGTGTTACTGCATAATGTCTCAAAAAGAAAGTCATAAAAGCTTCTTTTTTATCTTTTTTGTCCTTTATACATTCCAGCACCTATTTCATTTATCTTACTAAATGGTATTGCTGGAACTGTCAAACGTTTTTGATAGGACTTATCTATAAAATAGATATATCTTAATTGATATCCTTTTATTCTTTCAGCTCCACTTAATTCTATCCATTTCTTAATTGAATATGTCCCACCGCTTATATCATATAAGCATTTACCATCTAATTCTGGTCTAGGCTGTTTAGGACTACTTTGTATAGTTAATTGGTGAACTACTTCACCAGTAGGAAGCCTAAATAGAGCTTCGTTTTCTTTTATACCAGTTAAAATAAAGTTACTTGCTCTATATATTGTTCCATCTCCACACTGACAACCATCAGCAAATGATATGATCCATTTAATATGTGGAGCATTCTTTTTAATTAATTTAATACTTTGACTTATAGCTCTAGATTCACTATTTCTAGGAAGGACATCATCAAAAGCCATTCTATTTAATTCTAGGAACTCATTCCATTTAGTCCCTTTTACTAAACCAATGATTTTAGATTTATCTAAACTAGATCCATAACTCATTACTCCATGTAATTTATTATTTAGAAATACACCAAAGTGTAACTTACTATTATTAACTACCTTTCCACTATAATGATGTTTCTTAACAAATTCATTTGCTATTTTGCTAGGTATTACTTTGACAACAAGCTCTTTAGCTCTGCCCATTCATATACCACCTCAAACAATGCATTAGATTTTTTATTAGCATTTCCAAATGTATTTTTTATTAAATCATTTTCAGTAATATAATCTATACAACTCATAGCAATTTGATATTGTTCTTCTGATAATGATAAAGTAATTGTTCTTGTTTGAGGTTTATCATCATCAGGTAATTCAAAATCAGTATCAAAGGTATCTTCAATTCCTTGAATATCAAAACTAAAATCTGACATATCAATATCAATAATATTATCAAGTTCTAATTCTAATAAATTAAAGTCCCAAGTTGCAATTTCACCAACTTTATTATCTGCTAGTCTAAAAGCATTAACTTGTTCTTCAGTTAAATCATCAGCTACAATACAAGGCACTTTTTTGAGCTTTATTTTTTGAGCTGCTTTGTATCTAGTATGACCAGCAATAATTACATTATTTTTATCAATAATTATAGGAACTTTAAAACCAAATTCTTTTATGCTTTTTGCAACTGGATCAACTGCTTCATCATTATTTCTAGGATTATTTTCATAAGGCTTTAATTCATCGATGTTTAATTCTAAGATGTTCAAGAAATAACCTCCTAATAAATTTTTTATAAGTATTAAAAAAGGCTCTTTTTTTTGATATGTTTTTTTGTGTTTTTTATTGAAACATAAGGTTTTTGTTGTTTTTTTCAAAATCCCATCGGGGAGTTTTTTCTACAAAAACTTCCCCTGCACCGTTCCCAACCAATTAAACAAAACTTTTTCAAGTACCCCCTAGTATCTTTAAGTCTTGTTAAATAGGTCTATTTTCTTTTGTTTAGAACTAGGTCGATACATTCCTTTATAAAACAATAAGACCTCTTAAAAGGCATTTAAAAGCACTTTAAAAAGGTCTATTTCTTTTTGCTTGTTTTCTTTTTTGTTTCTACTTCTTCAGCTATTACTGGAACTACTTCATCATCTTTAACTTGAGCATCATCTATAATAGCTTCATTATCTATAACTACTTTACCTTCTACCATAGCTGCAACTGGTTTACCTTTAAATGTTACCTTTAATATTTCTGCAGCTCTTTCATCTGATACTTCAAACTCTTCATTATACTTAACAATCTTCTTTTCTTTAGTTAAAGTTAAGTCTGTTTTATCACATACTATTTGTTTTAATTTCATTTCTTTACCTTCTTTCTTTGGAATCTATTATGTTCTTTATTATGACAATCTACACATACACAAAGTAGATTGTTATAATCCAGTCTTAATTCCCATCCTTCTTCTGTTTGAATAGGTTTTATGTGGTGTACTTCCGTTGCTAACTTTGGACATCTTTCACATCTATATTGTTCATCCATCAATTTCTTATCTTTCAATAACTTCCATTCTATAGAGTTATAGAAAGCTTTATATTTAGGATCTCTTTTCTTATTGTATCTATTTTCCCTTTCTCTTAATTGTTCTTGTTTTCTTTCCTCGATGATAGGCAAACAATCTTTACAATAAGTAGCTGGATGACAAATAGTTTTCTTGCATTTCCTACATAATTTAAATATCATTTGGTTCACCTCTTTCCATAAAAAAAGAACTAAAATTAATTAGTTCTAGAGGTATGTACCTATGGCATATTTAATAGATACTGCACTAATGATATAACTAATACCCAAATTGTTAGACAAGGATAGTTTGTATTCTAACTATACATATATCATCAGTACACTACCTATTAAAGATAGTGTTTATTATTAATCTATGATAAAGAATAAAAAGGGTAGTATCTTAATAGATACTGTTCTAATGATATTGGTTGATAAAAAAATCAGAAGATAAACATCATTTATCAAATGTGTCCTCCTTTCATTTTTTAATATCATTAGGACACTACCTACTAAAGATAGTGTTTTAAGAAGTGATTTAGCGACACTGTTCTAGTAAGCTAGTAAGCGCCTTTAAAAGAATTAGAAAAGGAAGTTTAATAACTCTCTTAAAGCCACTTACTTGTGGCTTGCACTAGGCATAGTTTTTTAGTAGATGTATAGAAAAGGCTCTTTTTTTGGAACTTTTTCATTATAATAATATCATAAGTTTTTATTATCTTTTTATATCAAAGTGTATCATTTTGTATCAAATTGTATCATTTTGTATTATTTCTTCAAATTCTTTTATTGCAGCTGCTTTAAGTCTTCTAAAATGACTACAACTATAATCTTCATTATGAAACTCTTTTAACGATCTAATTATCTTTTTATCTTTATCTAAATCTAGATATGCATATTCAATTATTATTCTATGTATTTGTTTTGTTAATTTATAGATGTCTTTTAAATGCGCTTTTCTTATAACTTCTAATTCTCTAGCTTGTTCTCTATAATAATTGTTTAGATCTTCAATATCTGCTATTAAATCATCTAACCCTAAAACTTTGCCTTTTGCCTTTGGCATATCATCATAGTTGATTCCTGTTAAGGTGTAAAAATTTTGTTTAGCATCTATATATCTTTTTAGAGCGCTTTTCATTTCGTGATATTTTTCATTATATTTTTCAAAGTACTTTTCTATTGTCACTTTTGCCACCTCTTTTAAAATCATTTTCATTTACTTTACTTCTTCTTTTATTGCTTTATCTATTCTTTCTAATTGTCTTTTTATTTTCTTATTCATAATTAATTCTATTTCAGTTCTATCTAGTTTGTAATACTCTATAAATTGCTCTAGCATTACTCTTACATCAGCAATTTCTTCTAATATATGTTCTTCTGCTAAATCTATTGATAAATTCATTCCAAATAATTCTCCATCAACATCTTCTCTATCAGGTAAATAATCTCTTTTAATAATTGCTTCATTCAATTCAAATACTTCACTTTGGAAATACTTTAGTTGTGGCATAACTCCATAGTGATTAATTATTTTTAATAGATCATCTTGCATTATTACCCTCCAATTCTTGCATTTTATTTAATATTGTTGAGCTATATATATAACTATCGTAATAACCTGAATCTATAAACTTCTTTAATTCGTTCCAGTTGTTTTGTAATTTGCCTATAAGTAAATACATATCTTCTAAAGAATAATTTTTGTCATCAATATTTTGAGAAAGTTTGTCTTTTAATTGTTGGTTTTCTTGTTGTAATTCCTTGATGATCATATCTTTAGTTTTAGGAACTTCTCCTAATCCTCTTTTTCTAGCTATGTACTTTCTTTGATATTCAGCAATCTTTTCCCTATGATCACTTCTATATTTGCTATATCTAGAATAATTACCTTTTTTTATTTTCTTTAGTTCTTCAGGAGTAGCATTTTTTAAACGATCCTTTCTATATTTCTTTTGTCTTGCTAATACTTTTTCTTTATTAGCATAATAATATTTTTTAGAACGTTCTCTAGCTATTTCTTTTTTCTTTTCTTCAATCATTATTACCCTCCAATTCTTTGAATATTCCTAATTCTTTAAACACATTTTTTATTCTTATATATTCTTCACTTTCCTCAAATGACTTACATTCTAAAAACTCTTTCCTACCCATATTTACAGTTGCTACATTCCAACTTGATAAAATAACATTTTTACACTTACAACTACCAGTTCTATCAGAACGATATTTGCACTCTAACCTAGAACATTTAATCATTACCTATCACTCCTATCCAAAATCAATTCTCAATGTATTT